CTGTGCTTGCTTTGACACTTATATATTCTAATGGTCTAATATATGTAGTTGATACTATTTCTGCACCACTTGAATTTAATGCACCAAGTTCCCATTCGCTATCAAACAAATTCTTCCCAGTCGCCTTAACCCTTACATCACCGCTGACTGACTGTAAATTGTCGTTAGGCAACGTGCCATTTGATACCCATAAGTTCATTTGTGCTTTGATTTGCCCATCAGTTAAGTTATCAAACGTGTCGTCGTATAGTGGGCTGTATTGTTTGTTGGTAATTAGTGTTGAGATGTTGAAAGCGTATGCGTAATATAATTCAAAATAATCAGTTGATAAATTATTAACAGATGTATTAACAATTAAATAGTGTTGAGGTTTTCCTGTTGCTGTAACAGTTCTTAAAGAAGAATAATGATAAAGTCCGTTACTTGTTACTGTTAAGAACTCGTCAATCGGTGATATTGAACCCGTACCAAAAGCAGTTCTTAAATTAAAATTGGTTACATTTAAAGTATTTATATTAACTTTTGTAGCATAATATATCTTATCATTTATATTTAACGTTGGTAAATTACTATCAAATCTAACATTATATGTTGTTGTTTCTCCATTAGCCAACACTTTTAATTTATTCGATACTATAGAAATTGTAGAATTCCCAGCAATATACCCCGTTGTTCCATCACTAAATTCGTCATTCGTAACCAACTGTTCCGCTTGTAATGACAGTCCATCTAACTGAACTTTAAGCCCACTGCTTGGTGCAACCTTTGTCGGTAACGCTATGACATCTGTGCCTTCTTCGGTGCTGACTTCTGAGCCTTCGACTAACTTGCGTTGCGTTTCTTCCGCTGTGTCTAGTCGCTGTTCAAGTTCGGCGTCTTTGGTTTTTCGTGCTGTTTCTTCTGCTGTGATTGCTGCGGAGTTTATTTCAATTTTGCCGTCTAATTCATCAATGTCGGCTTGGACATTTAAGTCAACATTTTCTAAAGTGTTGCCAGTGTGGACTGTTGCTATGTTCTCGGCAAGTTGTTGCTCGATTTTCAAGCCGGTTACATCAAGCGTAAAACCAACATAAGTGAATGTTGAAGTTGTTGTACCTACAACGAATGTTCCACTTCCAACTGTGAAAGTATCGCCATCTATTAAATCAGCAACTCTTGCTATTTCTGTGTAAGTATTTGTGCCATCAGTCGCAACTAACAACACCATATCATAACCAGTCCAAATTGAGTTATTGACTGTCGCTGCACTTGCTACATCGTTTGCCAACGCTGAACTTTCCCAGCCATAAATCGCTTTAAGGCTATCTAGTAAAGCGTCGACTTCTGATTTAGTGTATCTATCACCCAGTTCAGTATCAATATCACCTAACAATATATCTAATGCTGCTTTGGTGTATTGGTCTGTTAACTTAGTTTTTAGGGCGTCAGTGAATGCGTTAGTGTCAGCGTTGCTTTCATATAATACTTTAAGTTCAGCGGCACTCATTTGGTCGTGAATAAGCATATATGTTGAACCAGTCCAACGATAAGTTGAAGGATCACCCCCTGTTGTTTCATCAGCAACCACAAGATATAGTTTACCGCTTTCACCAGTCGTTGGTAAAGCAGCATAAGTTGCCACTTCAATTACATCATCAACATAACTAGGCAATTGGCTTGAAGGAACTAGCCCACCTACTAAATCGGCTTTTAAGTCTAAAGAGGCTTCAATGGTTGTCACCTCGTCATCAAGTTGCTTTTTGTTGATAGCGTCAGTATCTAACACGCCATCGGCTAATCCGGTGATTTTGTTTGTTCCCATAGCGATAGCACCTGACATAGTGCCGCCAGCTTTTTTAAGGTAAGTAGTATCAATAGCATTACCATCTTTATCGCCTGTCGCTTTAGCTACAATAGTTGTTCCATCTTTAATATCGTCAATTTCACTATCTAACTCATCAATCGCTGTTTTAAGCGTTACGGCAACTAGACCTGATATAGCGTTATCATATGTGATGTCTTGTGTTCCTTCTTCTATGGCAGTAATTGCTGCGTTTAAAGTAGTTAAGTCATCATCATTAAGATATCTTTTCCAACCAGTGAAACCACTGTCAGAATCAGAGTTAACAACTCCGTAATAGATTTGATCGCTCGCTACTGTTCCTCTTGCTACTACAAAACCTCTTTTTGCTTGAGTGCCAGTGCCATCTTCTGTTTGTAGTGTCAACAAGCAATCTGATGTTCCACTCGGCAAATCGCTTATGGTAACGGAATCATTCATGATAGTTGCTACACTATCGAATGCATAGTCGCCTTCTGCGACAATTAAAGCAGCGTAAACCGCCTCAACGTATTCTGCCGTTGTCTTAGACCCGCTTAACGAAAACTCGCTAGACTTATAATAGCCTTTTAAAACGGCGTTCAATTTGATTGAATTTAAAGTGTTGTAATTGGCGATAAGTGTGTTGTATTGAGTTGTTGTGATAGTTTCTTCACTACCGCTTGTGCCTTCTGCTACCACTTGTGTAGCTTGGCCGTATGCTGTTGTAGTTGTTGCGGTAATCAGTTGCGGTTCAATCTCAATTGTACCCGCTTGTTCGCAAACCCAACCATCAATGATAAGTTTGTAATATATATCTGTTCCGCTAACTATTGCAGTTGCTGATAAAGAGGCAGTTGAATCATCTGGCCTCGTAACATTGACAGTACAAGTTTGATTGTATATAGTTGTTGAAGTTAACCCGTTTGTAAAACTGGCTACATCTGCACCTGAGCCAAAATAGATTGCTAGTGTTTTAGAATCATCATCGCCTTGCACCCAAGTTTCACCGCCGGTAACCTTGCCAATAAATTGATATGTGCTTAAATTATAATAAAGTTTAATCATGTCTTATTCACCGCCTTAGGCTTTTCTTCTTTTGGTTTTTCAATCTTTGTAACCGTTACTTTAACTTTAGGCTTAAATTCCATGATATCACCTAAAATGTTATTGCTAGATTAGATAATCTTAAAGTGCCTTCATTAACGAACTCATAACCAGTCGATGTCGTGGTCGAAGTATTAAAGAAATATCTAATCACTTCATCGCCTATCGCTAATGACGCACCAGCTTTGGAAGTGCTGTCATATAAGAATAAGCCTGTAACAACTCTACCTGCCGGAACGGTAAAGTCAACATCAGCGGTTGCAATACCATCACCAGCCCAAGTGATAGCTTTAATACTATCAATGGTTGAGTATGAATAGTCGCCACTACCAACAGGGTCTTCAGCCGTCCACACAATACCTACATAATCAATATGATTAGTACCACTGGATGTTACCATTTCCGCTAATAAAGTATCTTTCACTATTACTGTTTGTGCCATTTTTATTTCCTCCTATAATTTAATTTTCTAAAAATACTATTTCTACATAGACAAATTCGCCTACAATTTTGTAATATGTATATGTCGTTCCATTGTCAACTCTAAGTATTCCACCCCAACCGGCTTGCCAATCATTATAAAGTTGTGGAACTTGTGATTGAACTGCACTTAATATATCGTCCATATCAGTTTCGCTACCTGCGCCAACTGTTACTGAAGAATTATATGCTTGTTCTTTAACTCGCCATAACCCTCTTTGATAATCAGTCCAAACTTGCAATATATCGCCTATACTATAGTTATCTGGGTCAAATAATGTTCCTGCGTAGTAACTTAAACCGCCTGCGTCAACCCAACCACCATAATCATATGGTAATGAGCCACTAGCGTCTGTTGTTTTAAATGCACTACCATTTGTTCCAGTCAATACTGTATAAACAACCTCAGGCGCTAAACTAATCTCTTCCGCTACTCCGAATATATGTCTTGCACTAACATCTGTTTCAACTCCAACAGGTATATTAACTACTGCATTGACATTCCTGGTTATAACCTCGAATACATTTACGTTGATGTCTAACGGTATATCAACTATTGCATTAACATTCTTAACTATAAGTTGTTCAACTGTTGCATCTACGTTCAATGACATATCAACAACTGCGTTAGCTTCTTTAAATACCACTATATACAACGATGGTTCAACTGTTATGCCTAAACTAATTGCTTCTTGTAATAAATGGAAATCTCGTTTGTAAACTGTCGGTGTAACTGTCATGTCAAGTGAGATGCTAGTGTCAACGGAATAGAATTGTTCTTGAATAAGCGTTGCTAATACGCTCATTTCCAATGGTATAGTTACATCAATTGTATTAGTTGAAGCAAGATAATTAACATTAACGCCGATGTAGAGATTGCCTCTACTGTCGCAAATAGCCCAACTAGCCAATTCTGATATGTCTATCGAACTGTCTGGCGATGTAACTGTTATAGCATTACCCAATATTGTGTATGTCAACTTACTGGAATCAGCTATCAATCCTTTGATTTTTTGATCGCCGTTGTTATAGTTTTCAAGTTGGCTATATGCTACGGATAATGTTTCACCACCGCCGGCATATGTTAAAGGATTGTTTTTGAAGAAATACAAACCATATACAGTATCGCTATCATGTGTGAAATTGAATTGCAATGTTTCGGCTGTTATTTCTCGATTGTCTTTATATCTATAAATTGTTCCGGATGTATAGACCAAATCATCACTGTTTAGATAAGTAGTATCTATTTCTGGCAAGAGTTTTAATTTAGTTTTCGGATATACTCCGCCCAACATCATTGCTGTTAAGTCATAACCTTTGTATAACTTATAGACAAAACTTGTAAACTTGCCATCATCATCAACATATGATACATAATTGATATTGTTGTCATCATCAACTTGGACGCCAGCTGAGAAGTTGTCAGCCATTTTATACGTTAAAGCTACGCTGTTTTTCGTATAATAAGTCGATGGTGTAACTCCTATATCTACACTTTCGTTTGTTTTAAAATGAATCAGTTTAATGTTTTCGTTTGCTTGAGCAAATCTCAACATATAATTTTCAAATGTGCTGTTCAAAGTGTTAGAGTTCAAGCTTATTTCATAATCAAAGTTTTTTGCTAAGTTGAAATAATATTCAGTGATGTGATGTGATTCTAATGCTTCGTTCTTGGCGGCTAGACTTGTGTATCTGCGTTCAGTTTTAATGTTTGTAAACAAATCTTTTAATACATAATTTCTTTGTAATACACCTTGAAAATTAACAAAGTCATCATATAAAGCATATTCTCGTTCGCTTAATTTATAATCAGTGTCGTAATAATCACCTAATTTAGGAATGTTGCTATATGAATCATATTTAGCCTTTGCTCTTAATAAAGGCTCAGCCATGCGATAAGCATTAAATTGTTGTTTATTATTGAAAGCTCTATAATCAACATAAGAAGATTCTTGGTTATTGATTAAGGTATTGCCTGTTTGAGTTGTCAATGTTATGTATGCTGTTGACTTATTAGATATAGACTTAGTAGTTTCTAAGGCTTGATAGTCAATCTTGATTAGAAATTCTAATATATCGGTATTATCAGCTTTTATACCGTAATATAAGTTATTGAATATATTGATGATTGTTTTATATGTTATTATTCCTAACCAAGTTTCCTCTGTGTAACATACACCATCAATAATATTGCTTCCTTTGGTGTAATATAATCGATCACGTTTATAGTTGCCGCTAACTAATCCTGTGCTGTTACTTGATTTTGCTAAGTCATAAACACTCTTGTCAACAACTTTAGCGGTGATATCAACTTCCGGCCCTGTAAATGATGATGGATCGTTATCCCATTTAAGAATAACCTGATTGATTTTATCTATTGGCTTTTCAAGAATGAACTTGGCATTACTGGTTGTCAAGATAGCTTCACCATCAGTTTTTAAAGCTACCCATTCAATGCAACGCGTATTGCTCTGATTAACAACTGCGTTTTCTAACTCGACTTCTATCTTGTTGGCATACTCCATGATGTTTTGTTCTAACTCAACATCTGCCAAGTCAGTATCGCTTATCTCATTGCCATCGATGTTTAAATCAAGATATGATATAGTATCAAAGTCTGTCATTGTAACAACGCAATCAACTTCTGCCAATAAGTCATTAAACACTTCAAACAGCGTTGGTCTTTGCCATTGCAACTCTGGCGCTGTGACATTTTCAGTTAACACTCTAATATCATTTGATAAAGTTAAATGGCTTGCATACATTGACACATATTCACTTAGTTTATCGTAAATTGTTGTCAATGTGCCTGTTAAAGGTTGAGTGATGCTTTTATTCGGTAATACTATTCTCTGCAGTTGAATAGTAGAACTGGTCAACCCTAAAGTATAGTTATATTCTTTCGTGGCATCAAATCTGCTTGTTTGTCGTTTGATATCACTGATATACATATACTTGGTTAAGGTGTCACTGGTGATAACAACTTCATCAAACGGTTTGATACTTAAAGTTGTTTGTGGAACGATCAACATTCCATTATCTAATTTTTCACTTAAATATTCATGTAGAATAGAACCAGGTTTAGCAGCTACTGATGAACCATTTATTGTTATTGCCATTTGTAACTACCTCCCTATTTTTTTAATATCTGCTACCTTGCAACGATATATATCCGGCTCGCTCACGTAACAATTCAGTTTCCTTCCAAGCCCTGTCTTGTTTTACAAATGAACCGCCAATGTTTATTGCCGTTTTAGAACCAACAGCAATCCAGCCGATTGGGCCTGTTGATAATATTGCTATATCGGACGTTATGCTTAACACATCATTCATAGTCTCGGCTATCGCATAATTACCTGTCAGTTCAGCGTATTGGTTAACGCCCTGATATAAAATGTTCTTACCGGCATTGATTAAAGCTGCGTTGACTGCTTGTTGTTGAATATTAGGTTTGCCAGGTTCACGCTCGGCTTGAGGAGTTACTGGCGCTTGCCCTTGCCCCGTTGATGACTTTTTTATTAAAATATCTATCTCTGGCATAACGCACCTCCTACTTAACGAACGTCAAACTGATTATTGGCAATGCTCCGTTGTTGCTGTCTAAAACATAATCGCTTAATTTCATGCTATATGTTTCTGTTATGTCATTATCTGAATAAGTCAAAACAATTGTGAATGTTGTATCTATTGAAAGCACTCCAGTCCTTACTCTGCGTGCTTTTGTGCAAATGTTATTGTTGCGGTTAATCATGCTGCAATTAAATTGAATTATGCCACGTTGAATGTTAGTAACGTTAAGTTTTTCACTGTCTTTACGTTGTGAATCTTGAGTAGTGACATAGCTTAATTTCCTTGTTGTTGTTTCGTAAGAATAACCATCTATCGAAACGCTTTTTATCTCAGATACATTCTCAGAGATAATTAAAGTACCGTTGATGATAATTTGATTATTAGCGTTATTGCCTACTGCTTGAAATTGGGTTAAGACAACAGGTGTTGAATAATATTGCATAACATACTCTAAATCATCCCAGAACGATACGTTAGTATATGTCTTAGCGAAACTATCAGCTAATGTCTTTGCAGCTGGTATATCTGGAGTATAGAAACTTATTTGAACTGGTTGTATCTTTGAATCTATATAGTTAGCACCACCGCCGAGATACTTGACAACTATGACTGTGTCTTCGCCATTGTAATTAAAGTTGCTTTCTTCAGTTACGGTATATGAACTAAATATACTTTGCAAATAACTAAGATAATTCATATTCTACATTCCCCCCAAACACTTCACTGACCTGGCGCAACACTCTTTCAACCCAGTGATAATTGCGTATTTCTTTAGGACCTCGTTGCCTGTTATAATTTACTGCTTTAGCGTAATCATAATCAGCTGTTGGCCCTGAGATGGTAATCTTATAATGGTCGCCATAATCTTCTAGCGTTATATGTGTAACCATGTTTCTTGTATCAACCGGGCAATTTGCTAACAACGCCGCATATAGCACCGCATAAAACTCTTCACCCATGATTATCGCCTCATCGTTATGATATATTCGTTACTATGTCTAGCATATGGCTTAGCGGCGTCTGATATATCTCTGGCAAACACCTCTTCAACGATATATAACAAGCCATCGCCACCATATAGAACATAATCGTCTGGGTCTAAATCTTCAACAAAATCAGTTGTTTTAATCTTAACTCTGATTTGTTTATGCCTGGCCGAGCCATTGACTACAACACTTTTATGTACCGGTTCTTCATCCGTACTATAAAACACGCCAGCCATTTCAGCTTCTGCCATTAGTTTCATGTTATTTACATACTTAGCCTTGTAATATTTGTTTCTATCTCTACCAGCTCTTGCTGTTCTAGTGTCTATCGCCATATGTTACACCCACGATCCGTAGTAACGTTGCTCCCTTGCTGGGTTAACTATACCATTATTATGCAATTCTTCATAAGCACTGTCCGCAATAATCCAAGTTCCTTTGTCAATGATATGTTCCATTTGGTAAAGAATAGCTTGCTTAAAGATGTCATCATCCCAATTGTCATCAACAATAGTAAAATCGCTTTGCAATTTGTTATAGAACCAGTTAGTCACACGTCTTATAAATATTCTGGCTGCCGCTGTTGGGTTGTCAGTATTAGCGCTTTTGAGTTCTATATCTAAATCAATGCCAGTAAAGTTATAATAGTCGTCTTTGGTTACATATGTTGTTGTTGCACTATAAGCCATAATTTGCCACCTCGTTATTAAAAAATAGGGGTGAGGCGTTAAACCCCACCCCAGTGTTATTAAGACAATGTTCCGTCAACTAATCTAACTGCTAATGCTGAACGCAAAATCTTAACTCCGTAAAGGATGTCAAATGAAATCACGTCATATTTGTATGTTGAGTTATAATCAAATACAACTCTAACACTCAAACCATCAGCCGAAGCTACTGCTGACTTAGCTGCACCTTGTGGTACTGCCAAAGGTCTGTTAACGAATGCTACTGCGTCTTTGTGGAATGCTAAAGACGAACCGTTTCTAACAATTGCACATGATACACCTGCGATAGATGCTTTTAATGCTGGTGTAACTGCTAATGAAGCAATTGCACTTGATGAACCTGTTCCGTCTGCGGTGAATCTATAAAGAGTTCCGTCGTAAACAAATCCGTCACCAGTTTTTAACGTTGCAGTCGCAGCGCTAAGGTCAGCAATTGCTACAGTTGATTCACCTGATGTACCAGTAACAGTAATTGTTCCGGTTGCCGTACCTGATGTTGCTGCGGTTGAAGTTGGAGTGTTTTGGTCCATAAATGTATCCATACCGAATACAGGGCCGAGTTCTGCTTTACGTAACATATCGTTGTCGCCCGCATATGAACCTTTAACCAAGTGGTCTAATTGGCCATATACATATTTGTGATATGGTGTCATAACTAACGAACGGTCGCCTTTTGGTGCTTTAGCGATATCTAATGCTTTTGCAATGTTACCGATGTCAGCTAAAGTTGTTGGTGTAGTTGATGTTCTTGATACTGTGTTACCAGCACCGCCGAAGATAGCGTTTGCTATGTCAACGTCAACCGCTTCACCTAATGCTGCCATTGCTGGAGCAATTACTTGTTGTGAAAAATCTTTCATTTCTAATGACCATTCTTTAGATGTAATAACAACTGATACATCTTTGAACTTGTTCAACTTAACAGCTACATATGATTCAGTAGTGTCTTGAGTTGTAATAGTTGTTGAGAAGTCGTAAGCAGTCAATGATGCTGGTGTTCTTACGTTTACAGTGTCGCCAACATGGTTAACAAACTCTTTTGAAAAGTCTGTATGAACCAAGTCTTTATAGATACAATTGTTTCTTAAGATTGCTAATGCTTCATTTGCCACCATTGTTGGTGTAATGAGTGTGTTGCTTGAATAAGCCATAATTTATACCTCCATATAATTTTATTTTTTGGCTATTGGCGTACCATCAACATTATGAGTTTTGCGTGCCTGAATATATTTCTCAGGGTCTGTAATTTTACTCATATCTATTGGTCCTTCGCCATTTAGATTTAAAGAACTATTTACGGAAGAAAAGTTTTCTGCTTTCATTTTAGGATTTGCTTCAAGGAATTCTGTTGCTGCCGTGTCAAAGTCGTCGCCCTCTATTTTTGACAATGCATAATCGACAAAATCTTTATCGAAGCCTAATGACTGCAACTTTAGTTTCTTGTTGCTAGACAATGTTTCTTCATACTTCGATTTCATGTCGTCATAATCACTAATAGATTCTACTTTCGCCTTTAACTCGTCATAGTCAGCATATTTTGCAATATCAGCTTTAGCAGCCTCTGCTTCTTCTTTCGCCGTTTGCGCCTCTGCTTTAGCCGCCTTGATACTCTCGGTCGCTTCATCAAACCTATGTTTAGGGATAAAGTTTTCCTGAGTTTCAATTACAACATTGCTGTCCTTTAATGCTTCTTCAACTTGTGCATATAACTCTTCGCCTAGTTTAGCCTTTAAATCATTGTTAATCACTTTTATCATGATATCCTCCTTCATTTTTAACGTTGTATGTCAACGATTGGATTCAGCCCTCTTTCGCTCAGGCTAAGCGCATATATGTTAGTTCCGTTATTGGAACTTAGCACCTAAATCATTGAGTAATACTTTTCTGGTTTCTCTTCTATAATCTCTTTCTAGTTCTGGGTTTGCCTTGACTAATCGTCTTTGTCTTGCTTGCCAACGTTTGACTAACAACCTATCTTGAGTGTTGTCATAGCCAAGTTTCTCGTTGGCCTCTGCTCTAGCCTTGTATTTCCGTATCATTCGCTCGTTATAGCGCTGCTCTTGCGTTTGTTTGTATTTCTCGTCTTTATATGTGCCTCGCTTTAAATTAAGCGCATTCAGCAATGTATTAGGCTCTACGTTCATTGCTTGCTGAATTGATATTGGTGTTAACGTATGTCTGCAATTCGGTCTAGTGGTTAAATATACCGGTTTGTCTCTAACCCATTGCACACTTCTTAGTTTTTCTTGTCTAATGAACTTACTTATCTCATCGATATTGCTTAAGCCAAACGATTTATAACGCTCATCATAATATATCTTGCCTTGCCAGTCAGCATGGTCGTCAGCGCTGTCGCCGAATACATTTGCAATATAGAACACAACTTTACCTTTTTCACCGGCTTTTAGTTGTTGTTCGCCTATCTCTTGTTGAATGGTAGTTCTGACATTCATTTCCATATATTCTTTGTAGCCGTAATTCTTGCCATTGACTTTGATAGGCAGTGCCTTATCTATACCAATCTGAGTTTGCTTGAATATTGCTTCGCTCAACGACATAGTCTTAGATAGCCTGGTTACACTCGTCTGTGCTTTTATAAATGAACTTATTGCACTATTGACTAATAACTTGCTCATTCGCTCGTTCTTATCGGTTATCGGCTTAGGATTGATATCGGTTAACTTACTAGCTCGTTCAGTAACAATATTTAGCAACTGGTCTGACTGCTCTTTGACTTTGCGTAATCTGTTAAGCAGTTCCGTTCTATTCTTACGGTCTTTTAAACCCAGTGCTATCTCTAACTTAAACTGTTCTTCGGTTGCCTCGTATAACTCACGCATTGTTTGACTAATATCATCCGTCAACATTTACATCTTCCTCATTGTCTAAGTCGCCCTCAGCTGTATTGTATAGGTCAAAGGTATCGCCCACTGATATAGCATTAGTAATATAATCAACAATTGCTTGCTTGTTCTCAACCTCGCCATAGACCTTGTCAACGAACATCTCAGGAGTTATCGCTCCGGCAACAAGTGCCGGTGTATATCGGTCGATCAGTTCATAGTGGAAATACTCTCTAACTTTGGCTTTGGCTTCTTCGTCATCTTCGCCATACCATTTCATGCGATATTCTTCTTTTGCCATAAGTCCAGCTGCGACATCTTCTTTGTCTCGTTTCATTTGCGCTTCTTTGTCTTCAATGATAGAGTCGTCAAAGACTATAGTTATTTCATCATCCTTGATTTCGCCTAATGGTTCATCAGTGAAATTGTTGCTTGCTTGGATGATTGCTTTAGTTAAGTTTCTTAGCACTGATTCAATCAAGATTTCGTGTTTCTTTAGATTTCTAAACAACGTACTGTTCTCGCTGACAACTTGTGTGGCTGTCATAACGCCAGTAGCATTAAACCCAAAGAAGTTTTGGCCTAGTCCGGTTTTCATACCGAGATAGTTCAACTGTGCGTTGATACCGCCAACTAACTCTGCCATACGCAACTGATCGGCTTTAGTTTCAATATGTTGCTTGCCGTCTTCGTTTTCAGCAAGAAAATAGAATTGATAATCTCTCGGATCGAATGTCTTGACTTTCTCACCTGTATCCATATCAACCTGGTATGCTTTAGCTGATAAGAATATTCTCTTACGCCCCAACACATACTCTTGATAGAAGCTGTCATACTTGCTGTCAAGGTCTTTAAGTGCATCAACTGAGTTAGCCAAGACAGATATGCCTAATTGATCTGTAGTCAGCTCATCGCTTAAGTTGTTTGCAATATTTGGTTGCAATAATTGAAACCATGCAACATCTGACTTAGTTTCGAACTTGTATTCTTTCGCTATGCGTTTATCATCAAACACATAGTTGTATATCGTATATTGGCCATTGCTGTTTTTGATATGCACTACAAGGTTGGTTGAGTTAGTGTTGTTACTCTCAAACGCACACTCCGTTAAGACTCCGTTTTCAATTGTGATTGGATGTATCTTGTATGCGTCAACATATTCAACGCTTATCTTGCCATTACGTTTGATAGTGCCTTTGTCGCCTATCTCAAGATTGTTAACGTTGATGACTAACGCACCATACCCTAAAGCGAATGCTTTCTCAACGCCATGATTTGCCTTGTACCAGAAGTTATTTCGGTTTAAGATATTATCAAACTTGTCTTTAATCTTCTCAGGCAAGACAATATCACACTTCTCGTTTAGCAATAAGTCAGCCCATTTCTCACAAATGAACTTACCCATCTGCATCGACTTGAGTTCAAGCTCTATGTCAGTGCGCCCGTTGAATAGTCTGTAGTGATGAAAGTCTTTGACGTTGCCTTTATACCAACTGTGCCATACGTCAAGATAAGGTGACTTCGATGGCCGTTTTTTACCGCTTGTTAAACTGTCTATAATTTGTCTTACATCCATATCTAATCACCTCTCACAATTGTGTCTAATAACGCATTCTTAAACTCTTCGATTGAATACTCAAACGCATCCATACTGTCAATGTCAGTTGTGCCGTCATCTAATCGCTCATCAGGATGTTTGCTATCCCAGAGCGCATCTTTCATCGCTTTTATGAATGATTGGCAATGCCTTACAACATAAAATCTGTTTTGACTAATTAGTTTAAGCACCAACTTGATTCGTTCCAATATCTCTATTTTCTTAGCGTTCCGTATCTCTGTGTGCAAGCCGTTAGCTGCTATCGTTGACTTAAGCCCTCTGATAAGCACTTGCTCAGCTGAATCTGCTCTAGTAACGAACGCTTTTTTATATTTTTCATACACCATCTCACTGAACTCTTTGTAAAGTTTGTCTAGCAACTCGGGTGTTAAGTTGTCAATCACAATGTCATACGGTGACGGATTCTTATAAGTCTTGTCAACGTATCTGACCGCTTCGATGACTCCAACTCTACGGAATGCACTAAAGCCGGTTGCTATGAACGTAGTTCCTGATGTAGTACCACCGAAGTCAACGCCAACTTGTACGAATGTTATGTCACTAGGTGCTTCATCGATTATGTAATTCTCAGGATTGTCCGCAAACTTACGATAGATAATACCTTCGGCCTTAACCCATAGCCCTTTGATATATCTGTCATAGAACACACCATCATACATTGACTCGTAACGTTGTTTAATGCTTTCAGTCAATGATGGATTGTCTTCCATTGTGAAGTGTAGATATAACGCTTGCATTTGCTCGGCTTTCTTTATCCAGGAATTATAGAACCAGTGATTCGGATTCTCTGGGTTGCAGTTGAACCAAAACAATGAACCATCAACTGAACATCTACCCGTTGCTTGATTAACAAATGACTCAGGCATCAATGCCACTTCATCAAAGAACGCTCCGGCTAATGTAACACCTTGAATAAGTTGATAAGAACTCTCATCCTTGCCACCAAAAATGTAGAAATAATTGATTGTTTTACCACGGGTGACTGTTAACAGCGATTCTGTTTTAACATAATTCATTACAAATTCATTATGGAAGTATTGAATATTCCAAAGCACCTTTATCAAGTTGCGTTCAGCCACTTTGACAGTCTTACCGCAAAGAGCAAATGACTGTTTATCAAATGTATGCATAGCCCATAAGATATAAGCTACTAACATAGATACAGTCTTACCTGAACGGATAGAACCGTCGGCAATTATTGCTTGATATTTTTTTAAATAAGGAAAGCGCAAAACTTGTAACTGCTTATTTGAAAAGCTTGTCATTATTTCACACTATTTAATATAGATTTAGTAATAGGGTCAGGTTCGGCATTAGTAATTACTTCATTAGTAACTTTGTCGGTATAGCCGTAATTTTTGAGCATAAACACAATTCCTCCATGACCTTTATCAATTGAATATTCTTCCCAATTCATGGCAACCCAATCACGATATTTTTTTATAGTGTTAAAATACTCATCTTTTTTCGAGTAGTTATAAAGAGAAATTCTGTCCATTCCGAGGTAGTAGGCTAAGCCGGCCATGGTTGGAGGTTTTTTAGAATTTTTGAGATATTGTTTATATTGGTTGATTTTTGATTCAATTTCTTCTGCAGAATTGAACAATCTAGGTCTACCTCCAGGATGCATACGAATCACTCCTATCGTTCTCAATTATATTATAACATAAAGTGTTAAAAAGTTAAATATATATGGTTGTATATGGTTTGGTGCATTTTTTAAAACTATTCTATAGAATTTTTTTATAGGGGGTTTATAGAAAAACATAAAAACCATATACAACTATATATAAAGTAAATTATAATTATAAATTTATTTTAAATTTGATATATGGTTGATATATGGTTGATTAAAATATTTGTTTACTGAATTCTTCAAGTGAGTAAATTAGGTGAGAATTTGGTAAAAGAGATAAGAATTTTTGTTGTTCTTTTGACGGTTTATTTTTACCAACTTTTAATTCCGCGAAATGGATACTGCCATCTTGTTTGATAATGGTAAGGTCAGGCCAACCAATTGGGACGCCAGAATCACGATAAGTGCCGTTGGGCAGGCGTAGATGAGTAGCCTCGAAATGATAAACTAAGGCGTTATGTTTACTACACTCTAACATACAAAGCTTCTGGAGTTGTTTTTCAGTCAATGTCGAACACCTTCACATGATTATCAGGCTCACCAGAAAATTTATAAGCTTTGATAATAGGTGCATCATCACTAGGTTGATATTCAACAGTAACTGCTATGTCATTGGGTAATATTTTGATGGCAGAAATAAAACCATCATTAATGCTAACTGGTTGGTCAACATTACGTTTGTTATCTCTAAAACCATTGCGGTTAAGTTCCGCCGCAAAATCTACAATATTAATCATTTTTTTTCCTCCTTTATTTCTAATTCCAAACGAATCAACGCTACTATCATTCTGTCAAGTAAAGCTTTAGGCTTGCTCTTAAGTTTGGAATAATTTATCTTGAACGTTTGGCAGACATGCTCTTGTGTCTCTTTGATAAGCAATTGGGATTCCTTCGATATGCCTTTTTGAGTTAACCTTTTCACTCAATCACCC